TATGGTTTCTTTGTGCCAATGTATTCCATCCTTCCTTTTCTTTTCTAGACTGCCAAGTTTCATTGGGTTTATTATAGCTCTTTATTAGTTCAGCAATCTTGGGGTCAATTTTGAATGGTTGGTTAATTATTTCATTAATGTTTTCATCACCTTGGAGTGAACGTTCTATATATGTTAATACGGTAATATTCTCATCAGTTTCCCATTGTGAATCCTCGACAACCATAACGCATTTGCTTGGGTTTATTCTTAGCCTTGAAACGATTTCTTTTACCAAGACGGAACTAGGAAGATACCAAAACACTAGTATATTTGGGTACTTAGGGGTATTAAAATCCCAATATCTCCCCAATCCATATGATTTGTCATAACATTGATTTTCAATCCATTCCAAATAGTTTTCATATCTTTCAGTAATTACACCAACTGCCTTTCCCATCAATTTCTTGGCAGCTTGAGCTGCAACCATTTTATGTGTGGTTTGACCAGTCATGAATTCATAGTTATTGTCCAAACTAATTGGGAAATAACCAAAACATATTGCTTGGTCATCATGCCAATGCCAAGTAACTTGTGCTTCAGTATCATATACATTATCTGGCGTTCCTTCAAGATATTCTAATATTCTTTCCTTATTCATTAAAACAATTATTTCCTATAAATATTCATTTCAAATAAAAAAAGCGTAGCATTTGGTAGCTACGCCTTCTGATTATTCCTTTTCATCAACAAACTTTCCTAATGCGTTAATCATTTTATCGAATTCCTCATTGATAAGTAATGAATCACTATCATATGAATCAACACGTTTATATTCAGTCTCTCTAGGATTGTTCTTATGTTCAGTCAATGCTGAGAGATATTTTTCAAACATCTTATCCAATTTATTATTCTGCTCATTAATCAAAGGCTTTCCGCTATATCTTGACTCCATTGGGGCATTAGGGTCATTTCCCATGTCTGCTGTTGGCATTGAACCTTCTGTACCTTGGATGTTGATGGTATCATCTCCTGGTCCTCCAATATCATCACTTCCACCCATACTTGGTGCATCTCCCATTGGAGGTGGTGGTGCTCCACCGCCCATTGCTCCTCCTCCACTAGCGTCCATGCCACCTTGACCACCTTGCATATCATCCATATACTCAGCTCCTGGTTCTCCATAGATTCTGTCAACGGTGTCGAAGATGCCAGTCTTCTTGATAATCTGTGTGGTTTTTTCAAGTTCAGCAGCAATACCCTTCTCAAGACGTATTTCCTCAAGATTCTCCTTGATATCCTTTTCAGACCATTTCATTATCTGTTTCAATGCACGAATCTGAGACATAACTGGCAATCCATTACCTGGGTCACTAACTGCATCTCTCACGGCATCAATCTTCTTTTGCATATTCTCAATTTCAAGACCTTCAGCTTGTGTTGATGGATTATTCATTGAAAGGGTGAAATTGGTTAATTCATCATTAAATCCTAACAAGAACAAATGAATAGAACAAACCTTTGTTAATTCCATCAAGAATGCTTGCTGTATTCTATTAATCAATCTAGTGAAACGAATATCCATTAAGGCAAGATTCTTACCATCTCCAGTTCCTTCCTCAAAATTCAAGAATGACTTTGGCACTCTTAATGCAGTCAAGACCTTATTTTGTACGAATTTAATATCATCCATTGCCGTAAGGTTTTGACCAGCCGAAAGTGTATCAATTGGAGTAGGTGCATTTTCATCTCTTACTGGTATAAACAAATCATTATCAATTCCAAGAATATTCTTTCTTAAATCAATCTGTCCAGTTACGGGGTCAATAATCGGTGTTCTTTTGAATTGATTTGCAATTTGTTCCACATATCCTTGTACATCAGCATCATCAATAGCACCAACGAAAATCTTATATACACGTCTTTCAACAGAACGTTCAAGACGATAGATAAGCATCATATCCTCCATTAACGAAAGCATCCTCCAATGTCTTCTTGCTGCATTTAATGCGCTTACGCCATAAGGAAGATAAAGAGAATTGGTAAGAAGTCTAAAATGTGCAATCTGCCAATCACGGAAAGGAATCTGTGAGTTATTATCATCAAGCCAAATGAATTGGGTTGAAAGGTCAGCATCATCCTTTGTTATACCATTTACGGCAATAGAAGCGCCAGCACCATATGGGTTTTGAATACCATTTTCTATTCTCTCCATATTAAACACTGGAAGTTGTTTCCACCCTTTTACACCATTCTTATGGTCAATGTCCAACAACATGAATTGATTACCGTATTTACACATTGCACGAATTACCATAGGTGCTGTTAATTGAACATTCAGCCTATTAACCAATAAATCCTCAAGAATACTCTTAATTCTATCAGACTTGGAACGTATCGTAACTATCATATTATCTGAATTGGTCACACATGCCTCTTCAGCGTATGTATCGAGTACTGCACCAATCTCTGGGAATGCATCCATCAAATCTGCATCACGATACATGAGCTTAATGTTGTTGAGGCCAGCATAAGCAGTAACAGAGAGATTAACATTAGCCTTAACCCATCTATCTTTCAAGTATTTATCTTGTTGTAACTCTAGTTTCTTTTGCTGATATTCATCCTTATCCGTTGTTCTGAATATAACATCATCACCACTGTTTTGAGACATGTCATATGAATTGACATGAGGTTCAGTTATTGTAGAACTAACAGAAGTCCAATTACCAGTTATTGCCTTGTCTAGAGCTTGAAAAACTGTATTTTTCTTTGCCATTATATTTTTCTTTTAAAAATAATTTTTAAATGTATAAATATAAATATTTGATAAAGTATTTATTTCCATTTTCCAAATACCCACATGTTATTCCCATTAACTATATTGTTCTTTGGAAAACATTTCTGTGAATAGAATGGAAGACCATTTTTAGGTGCAATCATTTCACCACTCTTCATCTTCGACCTGTTTACAGACATTCCACTTCTCATCATATAAGCATTCAGAATTGCCTTGTCTTTGTTCTGTGTATTCTGTATTCGATTCACCGTATACTGCATCACAAATAATCCCATTGCAAGAGCACAAAGTGTATCATCGTGACTACCTTCCATATGGTCGATTCTCGCTGTTTCACCCTTGAAAATCCAAGTATTAAGCTCGTTTATCACACGAACTGAACGAATCTTGAACTCATTGTTACGCACAAGTCCAGCGAAGTTTGATAGAACTGGGTAACGGTTTCCTTGGAAATGGAATCCTGGCAATTTATCCGTATATCCATCATAATTTTTTGTAGACCTTTGAACCATATAGTTCTTTTGGTTCATATCCTCATAATACATATTCTTGTATCCAAGCTGAAGAAGTGTAAGTATAGCTGCATCACCTTGTCCACCAGTGGAATCAACTACTATAAATGCTTCATTATACATCTTTGCATATTGGTATACAATTGCTCCAATGTCATCACCAAGTTTCTTACCTACATATTCTGCTACTTGTTCAATAATTGGTATACCATTCTCATCTCTACCATCCATATCAATGATTTCGATTGCAGTACGGTCAGCAGCAGTACCTCTGCTAGGGTCGCAGTTTCCGCAAGTTATATTCATACAAGTGTATGTATGAGTTTCATCATCGACCCAGAAATTATAAACAAATCCACTATATAGTTTTTCTTCTTTCTCTGCAACTCTAAAATATATTTTTGTTAAATCATCAGAAAAAAATACGTCTTTAATTATTCTTCTATTTTTAAGTTCTATTGAAGAATTAAGTCCAAAAATTTCCATTAATCTTTTAGTGTCATACAAACCAAGTGATAACTCATATTTATTTGAACATACGGATACCTTTTCTCTATTTGGAAATCTTCTAATTGTCCCTTCTTTTACATGTAATTTTATAGAACCTATTATACCTAATGAGAATAATATATCTTGTATATCTTCTAGTAATTTTAATGAAATACTTGTAAATCCACTATATTTTTGTTCTCTATGGATAAAACCATCACCTTGATTGTATCCCTCAATTAATTTTATTTTAAATTTCTTTGGTAAAAATTTTATCCATTCTGATATGTGTTTGTTTTTAGCATATTTACCAAAATTATCAATCATAAATTTACCTAATTGTTTAGAACCAAAATAAACACTAGTACAATTATTTTTTTCAATAAGATGTACACCACATTTTCTATTAAAAAGTCTTAAGCTTAAATCTTCTATCTTTTTAATGTAATCAACTTCGTTAATGTTATGTGCTGTTACAAATTCATTAGATTTACTGACAT